TGCGCCATGGCGTAACCCACGGCCATTTTGTGCCAGATGAAGCATTTGGCGGTGGCCGTCCCGGCACCCGGAAGCCCTGTCTGCATCTTCCACTTGATGCCCATCCAGTCTTTCCATTTACCGCGACCAACTGCCGGTCCCTGTTTGAAGGTCATGCCCTCTGAGTTAACGTACTCAGCCCGTGAGAACTGGTCGTTAATCATCAACTGAGACCAGTAACGCGGCGTCACAACGGCATAAACCTGACCGTCATTCGGCACGTCGTTATCCCAAGCCGCTTCGGCAAACTCAACCGCTGTTGCCAAAATGGCCGCCTTGGAAGTCACGGTCAGCGTGATGACAGTGGAAGTCGTGGTATCGAGTACCGTGGTAATTTGGTCATCGACTTTACGACCCAGCGCCATGGCACCACCAGAGGCGATAGCATCACGCTCGTTGATGTTAATTTTAGCCTCGTCCAGCTTGTCCACCCAGTCACCGGCATAAAAGTCAGCCAGTGTCGTGGAAGGGGCCGTGTGAGTCTGGTTCATCGGCGTAATCGTGCCGTGACGCGCCTTGGTAGTGGCCGTGCCTTTGCCGATCTTCTGGAAGACAGCGGTGGAACCTACCACGTTATTTTTAAGACGTACTGCGTCCTTGAGATAGCTTCCCTGACGCTGGAAGACCTCATGGACTTTAGCTTCGTAGGAAGTTACAAATGAAGTATCAATTGAAGTTGACATAACTTTGTCCTCTCAAATATTGAGATGGACACTGTCTCTAGGTGAGCCGATGAAAAATATCGCGGATGAGCCTTTCGGGGCCGCTACTTCATCATCAGGACTACTGACGGTGTTGCTCTTCGATGGGACCGCTGAATGCGGGTGGGCCATCTATTAAACAGAATAACAATAGAATTCAACTATTGTCAAACTATTTGTTCAAATTTGTTTCCTTTTTTGGAATTGTCTGATTTCGTAAGAAATTGCAAATTCCATGGAACATGCAGGCCGCATACTGTTTTTCCTTTAATTGGCACAATATGATCTACATGATGTCCATCAGGACAATTTAAATAAATTTCCCTAATAATTTTTTTATCAACCCATTTTGGCATACAAGCTCGTCTGGCGGCTTGTTGAATTCTACCTATATCACGTATTTTTTGAGGATTATTCTTAGCCCATTTTTTACGAAGTCTATCGAATAATTCCTTGTTGTTTTCGTAATATTTTCTTCTGGACAAACGATACGAGGATACCTTATCCGGATTCCGTGAACGCCATATTTTTTGTTGCTCGTTTACCTCATCTCTATTTTTTGCTCGGCGATTACGTTCATTTTCTCTACGTCTTTCCGGATTCTTTTTATCCCATTCACGTGCCCGCAAAGCATGCTTTTCTGGGTGGCGAATTCTCCATCGCTTATCAGCTTCTCGCAAGCATTCTTTACATGCACCGAATTTATTACGTTCGGAAATATGACCGTTTCTACACATTAATCAATTATATCATTCTGCCTGAAGCTCCTACAATGGACTTGTTCCCCATCTTGGCGAGCATTTTTTGCTCCTTGGCGTATAACTGGTCAGCACGCTTGGAATTGCCGCTTTCCTGCGCTTCGGTGATCTGTTTACGGATATCCCGGACCTCATCGGCCACGGTTTCTCTCTCGTCTTCGGACAAAGCTGGACCGAACGTTCCTTCGGACATTTCCCGCCCGATTACCGAGAAGATTCTCAGCATCTCGGCGCGGTCCATGAGGAAACGACCGTCTTTGGTCTCGATTTTAGACAAGTCTTCAAGGTTCAAGCCTGCACGTGTGGCAATCGTGGAGAAAGCCCGATTCGCTAACGTCTTGTTTTTGTCAAAGTCATCTTTCCATTCTGACTTCAGGACTTCTTCTTGGGAAGTGGCGAAGGTTTTGTCTGCTTCGATTTGTGAAGTCTGGTATTTAAGAGCGTCTTCATTAACCAGCTTTGAAAGCGTTTTAGCCGTGTCCTTGGAGACACCCAGTTCATGAAAGCGTTTAGCCCAGATTTGACGGGAGGCTTTGATTTCATCGTTTATCTCCTGTCCCTCGATGTCGGGGAATTCGTAAAGTTCTGCCTTGTCTGGGATACCGACTGCCTTACGATAGGCGGCTTTTTCATCGTCGGTCGCGTCTTTACCGGGGACACGTACTTGAGACTCGCGCTTACGGAAGCTCTCGATGGCCCTGACGGCATCCGCCTTGGAGGCAAAGCGTTCAGCGGTTTTACGCAGGTCTTCAGGAAGGTCGGAGCGCCAGTCTTGGTCTTCAATGACGGTTTTAAGGTCTTCCTTACTGGCTTTGGATTCCTGTTTCTGTTCCGTTTTCTCAACCACTTCGGAAACTTTTTGTTCTGTTTTCTGTTCCGTGGTTTCTGGTTTTTTACCCGTCAGTTCTTCGGTTACGGCTTCGGCTGTGCTGGACATTATTTATCCTCCTTTTTTCCTTCAAGATCGCTTAGGGCTTTACGCTGTTCCCGTACCATTTTCATGGCAGCATCATGCCGTGGTTTGTCGTTCTTTATTTTGGCCGCATCGATCAGTGTTCGCATATCGTTCTCGGCCTGATATTTCTTGTCCATGGCGGACATTGGATGATCCATGTTCATTTCCTCTGTTTAGTCTGTGTTTTCTCTGGGCGTTCCGAAGGTTCGTTGTAGACCGTCACGAGAAGTCTTAAAGCCATGTTTCTCTCGCCTTCCCGAACAGCCATGGCATAAGGGTCGATGGGTTTGCTGTTCATCGCCGGTGAGAACATGCGTCCCCAAGACAAGATTTCGCGTAAGACCCGTTTGCCTTCGTCCGTCCCCATAAGGACTTTTCTAAAATCTGCGTAGCGGTCTTTAGGAAGATATTGCTTTTGAGAAGTGAGATGGGCGACTTCATTCAGGATGTCCAGTTCATCCATTATTTAAATGGTCCCATGGAGCATATCCATAACAATCTCGTGAAACATTTTTATTCCAAAAAACTATTGGGATATGCTGTGCCACTCCATCAGGTTTCGCTCCCTCGCCAACGTATACCATACCAGTCCCATAGATCATCATGTCATGCGCGACTTTCATGGATTCTCGACGAGCTATGCGTAAAGTTCGGTAATATGTTTTCCACCATTTACGGGCTGTCATACAGTCATCCATATTTTTTCTGGATGATGCTTTTGAGAATCAGGGCATTTTCCTGACCTAGATTCTCAATGAATTTATCAAAGTCTATATCAATGGAACCATCATCCTTTTCACGTATTCCAAAATTGGTCTTGAAGTTACGGATACGTTCCAGAGCAGGTTCGTAAGCTTGTTTCAGCGTGTTAAGTCGTGCTTCGGCTGACTGAGCGCGCTCAATCCAGACAGATTCAGACATTAGGCCGCCTTTGCGTTAGAGGGACGTTCTACCATTCCAGCTTTATCCAGTGTTTCAGCCCCTACTTTAGCCATATCCAGACCTTGCTGCAACGCCAACGCCTGCTGTTGGGCTTCCATGGCCTGTTGTCTTTGTTCCCTAATCTGCTGGACCTGTTCCTTTCCATTGACCAGTTTACGAGGAATACCCAGAGCTTCTGCTGAAAACCGTCCGTATTCGTCGAAATTGACCAGATCAATGACCTCCGGTCTGACTTGACCTATAGCAAGGGCTTCCTGCACCCAAATTCTCGCAGAAGCAGCCTCGATCTGCTGTCTGATGCGCTTGACGGGAGATTCGTACTCAAACCGGATGTTTTCCCCTTGTAAGACTTCTGGAATGGGCAGGAAAGCCCCTCCCCGGAGCATAATCATAAAGGCTCTTTCGACCATCGGGGCGGTGTAGTCAGTCTCAAGCCTGCCGAAGATCGGGCCGATTTCCCTGATAAACTCTTCTTTCCGCTGATTAACCTCGGTAGCGGTCATCTGCGGGCCTTCTACGGGCAGATTAAGGACGTTCTTGAAAAAAGCCGCCATGATCTGAAGACGGGTGTCTTGCTGCATGTCCCGGCTAATAGGCAGGTTAGCGCCGGTCTCCAACGGGAAGAACGGATTACCTCTCATGGCAACCGCTGTTTCTACATCGTAGTAACTGAGACCTCCGGGGAAGCTGTTGACCGCATCGAAACTCCCGTCATTGGGGGCGAACAAAGGAGGGTCTGCGGCTCTCTGTCCTGCAATCAGGATCGTCTCGCCCATGGCCTGTAATGTATCAGCATCGGGTAAGGCGATCATTCCCGGAGAACGACCATAGTCTTCTCCTGAAGACGTGTCCCACCGGGGAACGACAAAGGGGAATTCGTGGAAACCACCCTCGGACAGTAAATGCTTGGCGTCTATCTCAAGCCACAAGTCTGCAAACGCTAAATCTTTGGAGAATAACGGTCTTGTCTTGGCTTCCTTTCGGGGGATAACAATATGCAAAACTTCGATCTTTTCATCGGAAGTCTTCTTGGCGATTTCCTGTGTCCTTTCAGACAGCTTTTCAATCCCAAACCGGGAGACTAACTGCCTTGCTGTCAGTTTACGTTTGAGGAACATCCCCTCCGCTACGCCAGTCTCGCCGAAGAACGGGGTTGCGTCCTTCAGGTGTAAAGACTGAAAGAACAGTCGGTTCTGCTTGGGAGCCTCGGAGACGAACATAACAGCAGTCCCAAATACGACTAAATCCTGATCCGTCTCCCCACTGGCTTGTCTGAAGCGGGCGTGAGGGTTATTAAATCCAGACCGCATCTTTTCTTCAGCATCCGATAGCCAGTTTTTAACCTCATCCAAGTCGTTAAGACTTTCATCATCAGTCTTCATCTCGACCTTGGGCAGTCCTTCGGGGCGAATCATCCCTCCGATGGCGTTAGAAAGACTACGAGCAGCCTGCATCGGCGTACCGTCGAAAATATCGTCTGTGCGTCTGTCCCCGTCTACAGTCTGGGTCGTAAATCCCAGACGACGCGGGAGCATGACTCTAGCCAAGTCATCCCATAAAGAATGCCATTGGGACTTGTCTCCATTAAGTTTCTTCCAACGGCTGACTAGTTCTTCGATGCGTTCACTCATACGGAATATCAGCCCCTTTGGCTCTGGCCTTGCTCAGTAGGATAGCGACTCTTTGCTTGTTCGCGGCTTTGGCTCCTTTCTTCTTGCGGGTCTTTGCCAGAATAGCGGGAGGATTTTTCTTCAACTCCTTGCCGATTCCAGATAACAAGCGGGCTTTCCGGTCCATTATTCACCGAACAGTTTGACGGCGGTGGCTTGGGGGCGAGTGACATTACCCAGTTCATCCTCCACTCCTTTTGAGCCTGTAAGGATCATCGCTGAACGTCCACGGCGTTGCAGTTCAGCCAGTTTTTGTTTTTTTCTGGCTTCCGCGATAGACGGGTCTTCGCGGGAAGGCGGAGGAACAGGAACTGGTAATTCAGGCATTTTAGGAGTCAGAAGTTCATACACCTTCCTGCTTCCTGTTTTTTTCTGTGCGCTAGTCAAAAGTTCATATTCCTTCTTGAAAGGATTCGCAAGAAAATCGAAAGAATCTCCACCGCCAGGCAATAATTGCATCAGTGTTTCCTTAAGTATTGGTATAGCCCATAAGGAGTCATGGACCATGAATCTATGCACAATATAGTTTTGACAAATCCAACACAATTACGAATTGTGAATATCGGATTGATCGTGGACTCGCGTTGATAAGTTTCGATAACTGTCATGCCTCGATCTCGCATATAATCTGACAGATTGAAATCGGATGTGGTGAGATACCGAATTACCGGAACCCCCAATCCACCATCGATCTGAATCCATAATCCATTCGATTCCAAACACACGAAACAATGCTGAAACCCTTTCTTTAGCAAGCAAGACAAAGGATGTGTTCCGTCCATAAAGACGACCAATGCCCTAACCGACTTCAATGCAGCAATCCGAAAGGCTTTGTCTGTTTCCTCAGTGTATCTAAAGCAGCTTCGGGACCGAGTTCTTCAATCACTTCGTCACATTCCTCGTTCGTCAGTCTTTGCTTGTGTCTTCTCAGTATGATCTGACGTGTAATGATTCTCAGTCGGTCCAAGTCTGCCTTATCCAGATTCGCGGTAAACGAACCAACTGAGGTTTCCGGAGCAGACGCGATGACTTCTGCTTCGGCTACCAATAACCTGACGTTGATCCCCTGAATATGGTCAGGAACTTCCGGCACGCGGTCTTGTCCGGGTTTCTTCTCAATGAACTGAATAGGGCCGTGGATCAGGTTGTGTTCCTGGCATAAGTCGTCAATGGCCTCAGTCACATCGGATTCATACCTCTGTCGCATTTCCAGACCTTCTTCACCTGTCAACCAGATGGCGGATTCGATCACATCTCCAATTCTCACGATCTCCACCTTAAAACTCGATACTTATGGTTTTGTTCGTTGGGTCTACGTGCTACTTGTCTGTGCAGACTATTTACGTCAACAGACAGGCTTTGACCGGCTTGGCGTTCGGCAAGGTAGGCTGTCAGAGTTTTAGCTGACCAACCATTGCGGCGCTCGGCTTCGGTCGGCTCGACCATCGGTTGAGTCTTGACGGCCTCGCGTCTTACCGTATCCCGTTCGCTTTCCAGTTTGTCGTTCATCCGTGCATCCGGTGAGGGTTGTAACGGTTGTTCGCTGTTGTAGGTCTGGGTTTGTCCTTGGGAACTACACGCCTCGTCATCTTGGGGAATAGCTCAGTGAACATGTGAACCATCGCGTCTACCCGGTCAGGGCTGTTCTCTCCTTCATAACCGCCCGCCGTAACAAGGCACATCTGCGCTTCTAGTTTTGGAAAGGCTCCGACATGGTGAATACGGTTAAGGCTGTAGAGCGAGGCGATAGGCTCAGCCCGTAAATGCTTGCCTCTGGTAGCTCTAACCTGAATCACCCTGACACCGGGACGGATTGACCTGATTGTATGCTCGACCATATCCCCACCTTGATTGACTTCCGCAACTATCGCGTCAGCTTCGTGCAGGTCGTAAACCGCGACCGCTCTTTCAGCCCATTCCTGTGGACTGCCTTGAGTCGATACGTCATCCAGAACGTATCCTTCATTATCCTCGCCAAGTCCTCCGACGATAATGCCAGCTTCGTCAGAACCGGGATTGTTTGAAATGGGGGGGTCAATCGACACCAGAATCCGGGACATCTTGGGCGCTTCGGTACGTCTGTTTCGGTGGATGACTTCACGAGTCCAGATCGCTCCAACGGCTTGAGGTTCATACTCGCCTAACCAAACATGAGCGTATCTGGCGGGGACGTTGATCTCGTCAAAGGCTCGCTCTTTCTCAAGCTCATCAGGGAACCACGGGTTATCTTTGTGACTGACCCGGAGAATAATGGAGTCCGGGGGTTGTATCGGACCTCTAAAGAACTGGTCTACAGGGTCAGTGTCACTCCGGGGATTCCAGCTAAACCACAGTTCTGATCCGGCTTTGCGGATGGTCGGCCTGAGTGTCTCTAACGACTTGGCCGTCAGGGTCTGGGCTTCCTCGACATATCCGATATCAAACCCTTCCAACGACTTGATGGACTCAGCCGTGTGGTCGGCCATGCCTTGAAAGATAATCAGGCCGTTACCAGGAGCAGTTATAAAGTCCTGTCTTACGTCGAATTTAGACTCTAGTCCAAATGCCTTGATCTTATCTTCGATCAGAAGCTTGACAGACTCCTTGAGGGACTTCTGGACCTCACGAACACAGGCTATGCGAGTACCGGGGTTTAACAGACAACGCTCTATGGCAAGCTCTGAGAAGAAATGTGACTTAGCGGACCCTCGACCACCGTATAGGGCTTTGTACCGGGATGGCTTCAACATCGGCACAAAGGCTTGGGCGGTTTGAATCTGGAGTGTGGTCACAATTTCTCATCAATCATTTTGTCCAGCAATTCTGGCGCATCATAAGTTGATCCGTAAACCGTTTCACCAATTACGATTTCCTTAGCGTTAAGTCTCAAACATCGGTAACGGGTAGCGTCACGGTGTAATTGGATCAGGCTTTCTTCGGTCGGGTAGACTTTGAATCCTGAGAGGTCTTCGTTTTTCAAGTGGGCAGACATTCCTTGCAGGACCATCCAGACAGACGTTGACCATCATGCAGACAAGATTGATCTAGTCTGGCTCGCCAATCATGCTCAACAACTACACCATGTAGCGTATTGCCGTTAGGGTCTGATCGTCTGGACACGAGCACAAAGCCGTTGACCGGCGAGCATCGTCCGTGACCATCGAATATCTTAAGGTTTACTTCAGGGTGCCAGGAGAATGGCGTGTAATTGTTCTCGTGTGTCCGTTTACTCTGTTCGTTTACTGCTAGTTCTATCCGTTTACTCTGAGTATCCGAACATTCGAGTGCTGAGTCTGTTCGTTTACTCTCTGGCTTTGTTCGTTTACTAGGCCGATTGGCGGCCATCCGTTCAGCGTCATTCTTCCACTTTCTAGGTCTGCCCATTGACCCTCCGAGTATTCTCAACCTCGTTTTTTGCCAACCAATACCAAACTACACCGAGAATAATCCACGCGATAGGACCAAGTAGAAATGCGACGAGAATATAGATGAACCACTGTAACCCGCTGGGTTTAATCATTGTTTCGCCCCTGAATTAATACACGAGCAGTATATCAATCCTCCAGCTTGTTCACCAGATTATCCCCGCCTAGCGCATATCCCTGTGTTTTTAACCAATCAGGCCAGGCTAACGAATCTCCGCCAGACGTTTGGGTATCAGATATGTATTTATCGTAACTGGTGCGGAGTTTTACTGTTTCTCCCGCACGTCCGGCGCTGAGATTCGAGCTATTTAGAGCCATTGACAACGACTCGTTCAATCTTTTCGATCTGGATTGAACCGCTAATTTCAGTAGGCTGCACAGATTTCCCCTCGATTCGATCACCAAACTCCTTTAGGGCTGAAACATCCTTTTCTTCGCATTTATCAAGCAAAGCATCAGCTAACCGATTCAATCGTGGGGCCTTGCCTTTCTCACGACGAGCTAAAGCACGTCTGATAGCGTCAGACCATATCCGAGGTTTAGCATTTCCTTTCCCGTTTGTGTTACCTGCTGGAGCACCTGCCATTTTCAATTATATCCGTTTGATTAAGTTAGTGAATGCTAACTTACATAATATTGGTTTGAGTACATTAGCCTTCTCTTATTTGCTTATGTAGCCTTTCATTGGGTGAAATTGGCACGATCCTTGAGTTAGTGGTTACTCCGGTCAACTGATGAATGGTACTTGTGGTCCTCATCGTAGTATACTATTATGAACGCATGGACAGGATGAGTTACTTAAAATTACAGAGGAAAGCTATTCAAGCAGTCAATCATGCAATTAAAAATGGCATTTTACCTCACCCATCGTCGCTTAATTGCGCCGATTGCAGTAAACCAGCAACAGGTTATGACCATCGAGATTATACAAAGCCATTAGAAGTTGCGCCAGTTTGCCATAGCTGTAACTCTGAAAGAGGCCATGCCATAAACATCGGTAAAGATGCTAGAGAAGCCATGAATGAAGCGAGAAGGAACACAATGAAAACAGATAAAGTCAATCAACTGAAGTGCGAACGTTGCGGGCATACTTGGGTAACACGCAAACCGCTGCCATTCTCACCACATCAATGCCCCCAATGTAAAAGCCCATACTGGTCTAAACCACGCCGTAAGGCATAACAGGAGATGAGAAAATGACATACCTGCAAAAACTACAGTCATTACCGGCAATTGAACTGCAAGCGCATTTGCGCTCTGTGGTAAATCTCAACCCTTCATGCCCGTTTTCTTCGGCAGCAGGTGAAACCGTAATTGTAAACGGCTTGGTGCAAATGAAGGGGATCGGTAAAACAAACGCCCAACGCCTTTACAACAAGGCGCAATCAGTTTAGTCCCTCAATCCCTAGTGCTCGATCTGGGCGCTAGTGGTGGATGAACTAGAAACATCAACCCCGCCGGAAGTCCGGCAAGGCCTGAAAGTGAAAACGATAACTCAAAGATTTGAAGAAAAATACCAGATTATCACAGAGACAGGCTGCTGGATTTGGGTTGGCTGCCTACAGTCTAAAGGGTACGGATATTTCAGCAACTCCGGTTCCATTTTGGCCCATAGATTTTCATACGAATTGCATAGGGGTCAAATCCCACAAGGCATGCAATTAGATCACTTATGCCGCGTAAGATGCTGTGTCAACCCTTGGCATCTTGAGATTGTAAGCAATCGTATAAACCTTTTACGCGGCGACACCCTTGCCGCTAGTAATTATAGAAAAACACATTGTCACCGTGGGCATCCTTTCAGTGGTACTAATCTTTACATTGAAACAACAGGGAAACGCAAATGCCGCACATGCCAAAAATTAAACCGTAAAGCCGCTACCCTATCAACCTAACTTGGAGGTTAGAACGATGAATATACAGCAAGCGCAAGCATTAAGGCAGGTCGCCAAAGCCGTCATTGATACGGTCAAAGAGTCCGGCGATCTTGGCGCACCAGGAGGCATTATGTATGCCGCGATGATGGCACAAGGATGCACGCTGGAACAGTTTGAGGCCATTATGGGCGGCCTAATTCGCGCCGGTAGGCTTTCAAAGTCTGGCGAGTGCTACCATTTTATCCGTGATCTATGAGGTTAAGAAATGGTCAAGTCAAAGAAAACAATTACGCGCCGTAAAGGCCAATCCAGATCGAAGGATATGTTAGTGGCTGGCGATCCGAATATGTATACCGAAGGCAAGAAACCGGTACATGCAAGAGCTTGCCATCCTATTTGCGAAATGTGCTGTAAATGCTGGTGCCACTTTGAAAGTATTTAAGGCTTACCGATAGCGTCTCGTCTGCTTGCCGCTCTGAGGCGGCAATAAGGCAATCACGCTAACCTGGAGATAAAGATATGACAACATTTACCGCAACATACAGCCCCGATGATAACAAACTTCGACTTTATGCCTCTGAACGCTTGCCGAAAGATTTATATGAACGTGTGCGCGGCGCTGGATTTATCTGGGCACCGAAACAAGGCTTATTCGTTGCGCCGATGTGGACGCCTAGCCGTGAAGACCTTTGCATGGAATTGGCTGGCGAGATTGGCGACGAGGATACAAGCCTGACCGAGCGAGCCGAAGAACGCGCTGAACGCTTTGATGATTACAGCGACAAGCGCGCCAATGACGCCGACCAAGCATCTAAGACCGTGCAAGCCATTTGTGACGGTATCCCTATGGGTCAGCCTATCCTCGTAGGTCATCACAGTGAGAAGCGCGCCCGCAAAGACGCGGAACGCATCGAGAACGGCATGCGGAAAGCCGTCAAGATGTGGGAAACGTCCGAGTATTGGAAATCCCGAGCGAAAGGCGCTATTCATCATGCAAAATACAAAGAACGCTCAGACGTGCGCGCCCGCCGCATCAAGACTATTGAGGCCGCAAAGCGCAAACAGGAACGCACCATATCGGAAAGCACGGCACTAGTGAAAGCCTGGACCGATCCGGCGAAGGTGCTGCACCGCAAAGACGGCCAGCCGGTCACGTTGCGCGAATTGGTGATCTTTCTTGCCAACCGTGACGGCGGTTACTACGCATCGGAATACTCACATGCCAGCGGCTATATCGGCCCCCTTTCATTATGGGAAGCCGCAGGCGGGAACATTAATGACAAAGACCCCGAGACGGTAGCGATAGCCACGCCTGAGCAAATATGCGCCAAAGCCATTCAGAACCATCAAGGGCGCACCGCCTGGGCTACTCGCTGGCTCGCTCACTACAACAACCGCCTCGAATATGAGCGCGCCATGCTGGATGACGCGGGCGGCACCGTAGCGCAAAAGACCGGCCCCGATAAGGGCGGGGCGTGTCAGTGTTGGGCCTCGCCTCGTGGTGGCTGGTCCTATATCCAAAAGGTCAATAAGGTATCCGTGACCGTGCTCGATAACTGGGGCAACGGTGGCGGCAATTTCACGCGCACAATACCTTTTGACAAACTCGCGCGGATTATGACTGCAGCAGAAGTACAAGCCGCGCGTGAGGCTGGCAATGTCAAAGAAACAGACGATAAAACCGGATTTTATCTACTCCAAAGCCGTGAGCAATTCGACAAAGCCGAAGAACAGGCCGTGCAACCCATACAGCCAAACAATGCCACGAAGTTTGACGCCATGCGCGAAACTCTCAAGACCGGTGTCCAGATCATAAGCGCGCCGCAACTATTCCCAACTCCCGCAGACCTTGCCGCGCGCATGGTCGATCTTGCCGGTATCGAGCCAGGGCACCGCGTACTAGAACCAAGTGCAGGCACGGGGCGGATACTTGGCGCGATGGGCGGGCGCATGTTTGGGCACAACCCAGAACGCGGGGAAGCGGTGGCTGTTGAAATTAACAATCGTCTTGCCGATGGATTGCGCCACGATTTCCCATTGACCACTGTAAAATGTGCTGACTTCACACAATGCAATGGCGAGCTTGGCACGTTTGACCGCATTTTGATGAACCCGCCGTTTATTAATGCTAATGACGTGAAGCATATAAAACACGCTTTGCACATGCTCAAGTCAGGCGGTCGCTTAGTGGCGCTTTGCGCGGACGGCCCGCGCCAACGGGAAGCCCTGCAACCCTTGGCGGATATGTGGGAAGAATTGCCAGCCGGTACATTTAAAGAATCTGAAACCGGCGTCAGTGTCGCGCTATTGGTGATAACTGGCTAATGTAAACCCGGAGGGCTGGATAACCCAGTCTCCAAAGTCCGCGCTGGCCCGGATTCTCTAGGTATAAGGCCAGTATCTTTAGGGACTTTCGGCGTGACGGTTTACGAATAACGCCATATCCTTAAACGCATTGAGGGCTGAGACATGGGCACAGACATCTATAACGACAATGGTTATGACAACCGCGATGACTATCTCCAGTCTTTAGCAGAGGACTACGGTGTCGGGCTTGGAACCGTCAAGATGTTGTCTGACCTGCTTGGACCTTCCGAGGACTTTGACGGGCTTGTGACCGGCTTACAGGACTATATCCAAGATTCAGAAGTCTAACGGAGGTTATATGAGCACACACCATATCCGCGCTACTCGTGAAGCGTTTCTTGTTCACCGCGAAGCCTGCGAGCAATGTAGTGACCATGTTTCCTCATTCTGCGAGATCGGCGCTGCATGTCTTGATGAATACGCCCAAGCTATCGAGATACATCATTCCTGTGAACACGTCATCGCTATGGATACCAATGAGGCTACAAAATGAGCACACTTTCATTTCTCTGCATGAACTGTCCCCATGTATTCGTCAGCAAATCGTCTATCTATCGAACAGCGGAAAAAGAACTGTATCGCGCCGGATGGATTGACGTTGAGGGACGCAACCACGGGATCAGTCGTCTTTGCCCTGGCTGTCAAAAGGAGGCGCAAGGATGCGAATCACCGACACAGACGAAGTAGCGGCCATGATATTACACTGGGTCTTTATCGTTCTCGCGGCTGGCACCATAGGGGCTGCATTATACGGACTTACGTGGTTGATGATGGCGGCGATACCATGAAAAGATCGAGCAATTCAGCCTCAAAACATTTGTCAGATAGGCTTCATAAAGCCTGCGAAGAAACGCGAAAAGAAAACCGTATTCGTGCTGCAGCTCATGAATTATTAGCAGCTATTAAGTTCACGCTTCTTACAAGCGCTCCATTATCAAGTCAGCAAGAAGAATGTTGGTCATTGATGCGTAAAGCTGTAGCTAAAGCTGAAATACCCTAACCCTTGTTCATTAGGCCCGTTCTTTACTTTACGAATTACAGGAGATGAAACGATGACAGGTGGTAAACTTTCAAGAACGATTCAGGCACATAAAAAAACAATTAGGTTACGGTGGTGCAAACGCGATTATCTAGTGATGTCTCAAAAGTACCGAGACATTAGAAAGAGATGTCGTTCCCCCATGGATTCATGCTTTTGGTGCGGGCACAATTTCATTGATGGGGAAATGATGGCATTAGCTGCACCAGAAAAAGGTCTTAACAAAATATTGTGCCAAGAATGCGCTGATAAAATTTCACCTACTCAGATAGAGCGTGAAAAATGATATGTGCCCGCATCCTCTCCCGTGTCCTGCTATATGACTCCACCATACCGGCATGTCTAGTGCTGTTTAGAAAGCCGGGGTCTAAAATAAAGGGATTTATATCGTTAACTACCTACGCCTTTACCCACTCGCCTTTAGTGAGGTAGCCATGCCAACCGTCGCTTACAGAATCTGCCCCGGCTTTGTCGCTAATCGACGGGGTAATGGTCAAGGTGCCGTCTGCTTCTTCTGTAAATACGTGAGGCGGCGAACAGACATGCTGCACACTGCGCGCCCTTCGCGGAGCATCGGTGTCTCGGGAATTTGGTTTTAGGAAAAAAACTACTGGCTTATCGCCCGTGTAACCCATCACCGGGCCGCAATAATCGCCCGGTTGCTCTGGGGTGGGATGCTCGCCTGACACTACCGGCAACCTTCGTCCAATCATTTTCCCTCCGAGGGAGTTAAAGATATAATTCCCAAAATAAAGGTCGTTCGTTGGATACACGGAAACATACAACAAGTCTTTTCTACAATGCAAAAGGTGAAACCATGATCTACTCTAAACAAAACTCGTATGCCGTTATTGGTGCGGCTATTCTTCTGTCTTTCTTCGCTTCCTGCGCCAAGGCTGACATGGTGTTGGGTGTCGGAAAGTCAGTCGTCACTTTGGAGCCTCAAGGCACTTGGCGACAAGATACGTTTGAGCAAGACGCTAACACTCGCTCGGACTCGTGGATGATCGGCTTTGAGTCTGACATATCCAAACATGTCGGGTACAGAGTGGCCTATCATTCTTGGGGCCGAGCTACCCTAGCGTCTGGTTATCTCAGCGGTGGTGACTATCGGTATAAGGCTGAGACTACAGATCATTGTGACGGTCAGTGTCCTTCAACTAACTGGGCGTTTAGCTATCAAGAAGCGAAAGGGATTGAGCTTTCGTCAAAGTTCCACGTGAAACTGTCTGGTTTTGTCCCTTACTTCCGGGCCGGTGTCGTGTACTACCATGTCACCCAACAGACTAACGTGCCGGATATGGGTGACGCGGACAACGCAGACGTATATCGTCGTACTTTTGCGGTCTACAATATGAGTCGTAATGGCTTGTCAGGCATGGCCGGGGTAGGTGTCTCTTACGGTCGTCTGGGTCTGGAGATTAACCAATATCCGTCTGTCAGGGCGCACGATGCGGCCTTTCGGGGCGTGACGGAGTTTCAACTAACTGCTTCTGTGCCGTTCTAGATCATCGGGCTTGTAGCTCAACTGAACAGAGCACCGAAATTCTACTTCGGATGTTGCAGGTTTAAATCCTGCCAAGCCCACCAATTTAGCAGGGTAGTGTAACTGGAAGCACCGGCAGCCTTATAAACTGCGTCCGGCAGATTACCGGCGAGCGAGGGTTCGATTCCCTCCCCTGCTACCAATTCAGGCCCGCTCCGCACACGGCTTTCCGGGAGGATCGGAGAGTTGAGATTGTGGCCGGGGGAGCGGGGTAAAGGAATTCAAGCTGGCTGTATCTTGTCTGTCACGTTCACAAACTGCCTAATTCCTACAGCTAGACCTACGGCTAATACCGTCTGCTTAGCAGCAGCTTGAACAATGGCGGCGCTGGCAGGGATGCTAGCTCAATTACTAATTTGGTATGAATTAGTAGTAAATTGGTAATGCAGAGTAATACCAGCCAATATGAAATGCGACGTATTACCTGGGATATCACGGGTACCGGACTCATCGACATAGCACAGGTACACTGGCGCGACCTATTGTTGTTGATGAGTAAAAAAGAGGCGACTGGGATTCAGGCTAAAAGCCAGAAGGTGAGACGCTTGGCGACTCTGCCCAGACGCAAAACTAAACATAGTGACTATAAACTGCTATTGCAAGACTATTGCAATGAAATAATTGTTAATTTATTATAAATCAATTACTTATGTAATTTCCTTGAATGCCTCGGCTTGATTACTTGCAAGGCCCTCTCGAATGCCTTTCCACTTTCATCAGCCGCAAGCTTACTGGCAGTCTCAACAAACCGCCGAGACTGCTCTTTATCCTCAAGCTACAGCGGCCCTAGCAAGGTGGGGGGCACAAGCCATCCATAAAGGTAATTTCAAAGAAGAATTTGGCATTGATGTTGATTGCTACGTTCTCAACGACCCAACTAAAACAGCGGTTATTAGCCAACGCGGCATGGGTGCTGCACTAGGGTTGGGAGTAGGTGGTAGCCGTCTTCCAATGTTTGTGAATAGCAAAAGGATATCGTCTTACGTCGGGCATGAATTGAGGAAAAAACTCGAAAATCCTCTTGTTTTTCAGGCTCCGTCGGCGGGCATAAATTCCTTACGGGAAGGAAATACCAGCATGAGGAATTATGGCTTGCCGTGGCCCGTTGTCAAGCGGTTTTTAATCGCTTAACCATCCCACCTAGTCCCATAGATTCCCATGTGTCGGCTATCCCTTGAACCTGTCTATAACGATCTGACCATCCGCCTTGATCCCAAGTCTGCCAAGGCATGCCTATAAGCCTCGCCCTTGAACGGTCTGAGTGTGTAGACCTGCCAGTACCTCTACAAGGAATACAATCGCTCAGGCGGCCTTCTGGCGTGATCTGGGTGGATGTACCACCGCATTCTAGGCATATTCGAGGCTCTATAATTTCAGCTAGCGCGATTCTCCCCATATTCCGGTAAAACTCCCTGCCTTTAAATTTGATGGGGTAAGGCCATTTTTCGTATAGGGCTAAATCCCCGATAGTTGTCCAAAAG